AAACGACAAATGCGCTGCATCGTTTCAGGCCATGCACTTTACGCCTCATCCGCACCAGAATCGCCGTCCATTTCCAGACTGCCAGCAAAAAAGGATGGCGTTCCGGAATGCGGAACGTTGAGTTCCGCTGAGCGGAATGCCAGGATTGCCAAATGAAAAGAAGCTCTCATAAATCGGCCCGAACGCAGCAACCGGAAACAATCCGGGGCCTCCAGCGGGGTCTGCAGGTCATGCAGGTGCTGCAGATGTCTTCGATCTCGTCATTGAATGACATCCATCGCGCGACTCGCATATCCAAGCCAAGCTTGTTACGAATCCTGAAGACGCTTGAACTCGCAGGAATCGTGACACGCCGGCTGGCCGACGGCCATTACCGCCTTAGCGCATTCGTACGCGTGGCACGTAAGCGAGATGCCCATGAACGGGTTGCGGAAGCGGCAGCGCCGGTATTGGACCGTCTTTGTCAAAAGGTGAAATGGCCTTCTGATCTGCTCGTGCCCGCCGGAGATCACATGGAGCGGCGCGAAACCAGCCGTGCCCTCAGCCCCTTCATCATCCATTCCTCTATCCATTCCTCGAGAGAAATCGGCACCAAGGTGAACTGGCTGCTGACCGGCGTTGGCCGTGCTTATCTAGCGTTCTGCCCCGCGAGCGAGCGGCAGCAAATTCTCGATAAACTGCGCCGGTCCGACAAGCCCGAAGATCGGCTCGCGCGCGACCCAAGACGCCTTGATAAGATCTTGGAAGAGACGCGTGCGCGCGGCTTTGGCGTGCGCGATCCGGGTTTCGTTGGGGGACCCTACGGCACCCCGCCAGTCGATGACGGGTTAGCCGGGATGGCGATACCTCTGCAGGATGGCCGGCGCGTCCATGGCTCGATCAACATCCTGTGGATCAAAACTGCGTTTACGATCGAAGAATTTGCCGCTCGACATCTTGGCGACCTGCAGGCAGCCGGGCGCGATATCGTCGCCTCCCTGAGGGCCGTGTCGCGGGGTAACAGGCCGTGAGCGCCAGCATATTCCGCCAACCGAGTCTAAGACTAAGCGAAGGGGCGGCGCAATACGCTGCGCTATTGCGCCCTACCCTCCGCCTTTGCCTCTGCCGCGTTGAAGTTCGCCGCCGCCTTCTTCCGCCTCGCGCGCCGCCTGGGCGGCGGTTTCCTGCTGCTCGGCCTGGCGGCGCAGGGTCTCGATCAGCACGATCTGCTCGGGCGGCAGCCGGTGCAATGCCGCGCCGATCAGGTTGAGTTCGGGCGCGCTCAGGGTGATGCTGTAGGTCATGGTGTGGCTCCTTGTTGGATGGCAATGATTGCGAACCGTCACCCTGAGGTGCTCGCCACACGCTCGCGCGCACCCACCAGGGTGAGGTCACTCGCGCGCCTTGCGCTTGCGTTTCATCTCGACGATGTCGCGGATCGACATGTTGGCCGTGACGCGGCCGTCCGGCCCGGCCTCATAGACGAGCGCCGCCGGCTCCTGCGGCGGCAGCGGCTTCGCGATGTAGGGCCTCGACAAGCAGGCGTAGCGCACCTCGTCGGCGGCGTGATCCTCGCTTCCCGTGTCGACGTCCTCGGGCCGGCCGGCGTCGTGCTGCAGCGCCGCATGTCGGGTCAGAAGCGCGGTCACGTCCCCACCGCCGGCTATGCAAATCGCCCGCAAGATACGCCAAATTTGCTCGCCGGCAAGTTCAGTGGACGGCTTCTTTTTCCTCCGGCGCAATACGCGCCTCAGGCCGATGCCGCCTTCGCGTCGGCTGCCGCGAAATTCACCGCCGCCTGCTCCGCCTCGCGCGCCGCCTGGGCAGCGGCCTCCTGCTGCTCCGCCTGGCGGCGTAGGGTCTCGATCAGAACGATCTGCTCCGGCGGCAGCCGGTGCAGGGCGGCGCCGATCAGGTTCAGCTCGGACACACTCACGGTGATGCTGTAGGTCATGCTCTGCTTCCTTGTTGAACAACTGCAGTGATTGTGAATCGTCATGCTGAGGTGAGGGTCTGATCAGAAGTGAGGCGCCGGGGCTCCCCTCCCCCGCGACCCCCGGGCTCTTGACCGGGGGGAGCGGTGGGGAGGGGTTGGGGGTGGGGGGTCGGCCTGGCAGCTGGCGATCCGCCCGCGAAAACCACACACGCACGTGCCGCCGGATCACCGCGATTTTCCGAACGCCCGCGATGCGGTGAGTCAGCGCCCCCCACCCCTAACCCCTCCCCACCGCGCTAAAGAAGCGCGGGGGGAGGGGAACCGAGAGGCCGTGCACTCCGACGCAGCTCCTATTTCCAGCCAGACTTTGAAGCGCGCGACGCGCGCTTGCGTGGCGATCCTCGAAAGGATGAACGGCTGGAGGGGCGAGCGACCATAGGAGCGAGGGGGCGTCTCGCCGCCCACACGGCGCGCGAGACGCGCGCCCTCCAGGGTGACGTCATTCGCGCGCCTTGCGCTTGCGTTTCATCTCGACGATGTCGCGGATCGACATGTTGGCCATGACGCGGCCGTCCGGCCTGACCTCGTAGACGAGTGTCCCCGGTTTCTGCGGCGGCAGCGGCCGTGGGATGTAGGGCCTCGACATGCAGGCGTAGCGGACATCGTCGGCCGCGTGATCCTCGCTTCCCGTGTCGACGTCCTCGGGCCGGCCGGCGTCGTGCTGCAGCGCCGGAATCGTGCGGATCGCATCGGCGCAGGTGGAGAAGAAATAGATCCCCGGCCGCTCGTCCCCACCCGGACCGCCGCGCAGGCGCGCGCGCAGCTGGTCCCAGCCGCCCATGGCGCCGCGCTGCGCCACGCGCGCGTTGTCGGCGGGCCGGAAGTAGACGCCGCGCCGCGCCATGCGCTCGGCGATCGACGGGCCGCCGTCAGACGCGAACGCGGACGGGTCGAGCACGCCGTAGGCGATCCTGCCGTCGTCCTTCTCCAGCGCCCGGATGCGGTCGGCGGCCTCCTCGGCCGGAAGTTTTAGGCCGATGCCGGGCCCTGAGGCACCGTACCATTCGCGATAGCGCACCAGCGCGCCGCGCGGAATCCGGACGACCCCGTCATCCGTGGCCCAATCGTCGCCCGCAACCGCCCACCACCCGATCGAGAACGGCGACGCCGAGCCCCAGTCGGCGGAGCGGAAGCGCAGCCAATCGCGCGGGATCGCGAACGGCCGCACCACGTGGCGCGCGCTGCTCCACTCGGCGAAGAACGCACCTTCGACCACCGACCAGTCGCCTTCGAGCCAGGCGCGCACCAGCTGCGGCGGCCCGCTCATCTGCAGGTTCGCCACATAATCGGAGCCGAGATACCGGTTGTCGGCGACGCGCGACGGGATGTAGACGCGGTCGCGCGTGATCGTCTCGCCGGTCCACGGGTTCCGATACGTCTCGGTGATGGTCTCGTTTCCGCCCGGCGCGGGATCGATGTAGCGTTGCTTGACCCATTGATGGCCGGGCCCGCCCGGATTGCCGGTGGCGCGAAAACCGACCGGCACGCCGGCGGCCGAGCGCAGGGTGGCCATCAGCTTCATCACCGGCCGCGCGCTCGGGAACGTGCCGAGCTCATCCACGTAGACGCGGGTGTAGCTGTGCCCCTGGTAGGCGTCGGCGTCGGCATCCCGCTCGAGATAGGCGAAGCGGAGGCGCGCCCCGCTGGGAAAACGCCACATCTTGTCCTGCTCATTGAGCCTGGCGCCGATCGGTCCGAAGATTTGGCGGCTGCGCTCGATCGCCTCGATCAGCTGGGTGCGCTCGCGCCGGACCATCAGGCCGATCGCGTGCTCGCCATGAAGCTCGGCATGCGCGGCCCATTCGCCCAGCACGCCGTCGGTCTTGCCGCCGCCCCGCGCGCCGCCGAAAAAAATCTCGAATGCCGGACAGGCGAGCAGATCGGTTTGCGGTCCCGGTTGCGGTTGCCACGCTAGGATTTCCGCCGGTATCGTTGCTGCCATTCGGTCATGTCTTTCGCGACTTTGGGCGCTCGGATCACGGCGATCCGCGTCGGCGGCGCCGTGTCCGCCTTGGTGTCGACCTTGCCCCAGCCGCGATCGAGCAGCGCCGCGGCGGCCGCGATCGAAGCGCGGTCGTTATCGCTTTCCAGCCAGTGCACCAGCCGCGCGATCGCGGCCGGCGTGTGCGCCCGCGCGAGCTCGCGGGCCTCGGCGGCTTCCTGGTGGTGGCGCGCCGCGGTGGTCCTGCGTTGCGACTTCATCGGTTCGTCTCTCGCCGCGTTCTCGTGGCCGTTGGGCTGTAGGGATACTTGCTCTGTCGCCGCGTCGATGCGGTCGCGCGGGCATTCCTTGCAAAGCTCAGCTCGATTCCATCCCGGTGAATGCGCGCGTTGACCACGTGCACGAGGCCGCAATCGCAGCAGGCGATGCGATTGCCGCGCCGGGCAATCGCAAACCACTCGTGATCATCGGTATCGACATAGCGCGCCATGCAACGATCCCGCGAAAATGCAAATCATCGAGCGAAGCGCCCGGGCTTCCACCGGACTCCCCGCCGCGTCACCGGCGGTCCGACCCGTTACGAGGGCCACGGGCGTTTGCGCCAGCGCGCGGGAGGTACGCGCGGCGCGACGGCAAGTGATGGAGGGCGGATGCCCCTACAGCGCGAAGGCGGCGCGCCGGCGCTGCACCAGGATGGTGCGGCCGGCAACCACGATGATGTGCCGGCTCGGCCGCCGACGTGCACGGGTAGGCGGCAAGGCATTCACCGTGGCGGCCGCGAATGCCGACAGCGCGGCGGCGGTGCGACGCATGTCGCGGGCGAGCTCCTGGCGCGCGATGAACGGCTCCTCCGGGGAGCGGTGCGAGGCGACGGGCAGTCGCTCGACCTGGTCGGCGAATTCGCGCAACATGGCGGCGAAGTGGGTTGCTGTCATCGTGGCCGAGCGCTCCGCATGGTTT